AAAAAGACAGCCTATATGGATGCTCTTGTGAAATCTCGTGAAACCTTGCCTGAATGTTTTAAGACTCTTCGTGATCAGCATGTCAAGACAGCTTGTATGCTTTTTGGAGCTATTGGTTTTATGTATGCCGCTGCCCAGACCTATAAGGCAGTAAAAGCAAATTTAACTATGCAAGGCAAATTAGCACCCAAATCAATTGAAGACATCCGTGCTCGTGATATGGAAGCAAATGTTTGGAAGGTTACGGAACCTACACCAGTTGAACATAATACTAAAGGAAACTTTTCTAGTCAGGAGTTCGCTTCTCTAGGATTGCGTTCTGCATTATATACTATTGAGATTGGAAACAGTTTCAGTGGAGCTTTCTATTTGCGGACTAAGGAATTTTTAATTCCTGCCCATATTTTGCCTAAGGAAACTTGTATTGCTTCCCTTAAGGGACCTTCTGGAACTTCGAAATTCGTCTTGAATCCGGATAAAGCTTACAAACTTCCTCGCACCGATGCTGCTATCATTTATGTAGCCAATGTTGTGCCAGCAAAAAATCACATGGATAGTTTTTGTGATGATTATAAGCGAGACCCTTGTCCTGCTTTCATGTATGGCAAAAGGGAGGATGCTTCGCACTTTTCTGATAAATTGTATTGGAGCTTTGCTAATGATGTATACAATGGTGCAGAGGTTTTTCCTGGATCATTTTATGATCTTAAGGATAACATCACTTTTGATGGAATGTGTATGTCACCTATTGTGTCAGATTCCGTTGTGAAGAAGATTATTGGATTTCACATTGGAGGGGTTACTGGCACTAAGAAAGGTTGCGGTTTTGCAATTACTCGTGCACAGTTAGTAGCCGCTCGAGCTGAGTTGTACGAACTTAATACAACGGCTCTAGCAGGACCCCAATCGAGAGATATTGAGGATTCTATGATGGGAAAAGAATATGCTCTCAGTTCTACTGTTCACCATAAATGTCCCACCAATTACATTACAGGTGATCCTGCTATAGTTGTATATGGGTCTGTTACAGGCAGATCTACTTTTAATTCTACCGTAATTGAGACGCCTATCTCTGCTATTGTGGAGAAAGTTACGGGTGTTCCCAATAAATATGGTCCTCCTCGATTCAAAGATCCTATCAAGAGGGAGGATGGATCTATTGATAATCAAACCTGGAAACCTTGGTATGCATCTCTTGAAGTATGCTCAAAACCATCAGTTGGCTTCGATCCTGCAAAGGTAGAAGTTGCTGCTGACGATTATATTTCAGGGATTCTAGATATGGTTGATAGAGACATCGCTTTACATAAGGCTGAAGTCAAGCCTTTGTCTCATCAAGAAACTATTTCTGGTATTACAGGTCGTAGATTTGTTGATGCTATGGTAGCAAGTACTTCTGTGGGTTACCCCATTGGAGGTCCTAAATCAAGATTTATGATCGACTTACCACCTACGGACGAACACCAATGTCCTAGGGAATTCACACCCGAAATTCAAGCTGAAATAGCGAGAGTTTTAACTTTGTGTGATGCAGGTGATATTCCAAACCTGATTTTTGGAGCTAGTTTGAAGGATGAACCTACTAAATTTGGTTTGCACAAGGTGAGAGTATTCCAAGCGGCTCCATTGGCATTACAATATGCTTTGAGAAAATATTTCTTGCCCATTGCTAGAGTATTGTCATTATATCCACTAATTTCTGAGTTAGCTGTTGGTGTTAATGCACATGGACCAGAATGGCATGAATTGACTCAATTTATGTGCAAATTTGGTGAAGACCGTATTTTGGCAGGAGATTATTCCAAGTACGACTTAAGGATGCCTGCTCAACTTACTATTGCTGCATTTTCAATTATGATCCGCATTGCGCGACATGTTGGAAATTATTCTTCAGCCGATATTGCTAGAATGGAAGTATTGGCTCATGAGGTTTGCACGCCTCTTGTAGCTTATAATGGAACATTGATTCGCTTTTTGGGTACCAACCCATCAGGGCAAAATCTGACTGTTTATGTCAATAGTATTGTCAATTCTTTGTTGCATAGGATTTGCTTTTTCGAGATTTATCCTATCGAATCCATGTCACGCATTGGACGCGAATTATCTTTAGGTAGGGATGCTACATACAGGGATATTGTTGCGACAATGACATATGGTGATGATGCTAAGGGATCTGTTCGACCAGGTTTTGATCTGTTTAATCATATTTCCATGGCTAACATTTTGAAAGAAAATGATATGGTATTCACTATGCCAGATAAGACATCTATTCCAACTCATTACATGTCAAGGTATGAGGCTGATTTCCTGAAAAGGAGGGACAGGTATGAGGAGGAATTAGGATTGTTTGTAGGGTGTTTGGACGAAGATTCTATTTTTAAGTCTTTGCATTCTATTTTGAAACCTACCGCAGTGACGCCTGAGGAGGTTTGTGCTCAGAACATTGATGGAGCACTACGTGAATTTTTCTTTCATGGACGTGAGGTGTTTGAGCACCGTCGTCAACAAATGAAACAAATTGCCGAAGAAGCAAATCTTTATTGCTTAACTTTGGATCAAGATTTCGATGATCGTGTGCAAGCGTTCAAAGAAAAGTATGAGTACACACCACAAAGTGGTACTATTGAATCAGAACCAGATGACGAAGGTTTTACTATTGATTCAGTTGCATTTGATGCTTCTTCTCGGTCATCGGTATCTGAGCTTTCTGCTGTCTCTCAGGAGGATACGCTTATTGCGTCAGTGAAATCTATTTTAGGTAGCCCTGCGTATGAGCAATATGACATAATCTCAACTAATTTTGGGCAAGGAGACTTGCTTTATCAGTTTGAGAATGTTTATCTTGTTATTGAATGCAAGAGAGTTGTAGGAAGAAACGGAAGCTATAGGCGAAAGGTCAGACAACAAGCAATGAAGTATGCAAATGTTATTGCTATATTGAGGCCTGATGCCACTATTTATGCCATTACTTACACTGAATATGGATTTGAAATTGTAGATGTACATGGAGAATTAATTTTTCCCGCTGTATATGAGGAATTTTTGGATGCAATCCCCATTACATTCTCTTAATAAGGCATTGACCGTCATGTCATAAAACTGTCCGGAGGCGCTGCGGTAGTGTCGTCGTTACTAAATTGAAACCAAAACCGAACTCATTTCTGATTACAGGTGTTATGTATGGTCTAGCACATACCATGCAGGCAGACTGCTTTAATGAGATAAGAATGACGCGAACATGCGAGTAGATATTTATCTACAGTGGTTAATAGCCCCACAAACAAAGGTGTGAATAGGCAGGTGCAATGATGCATGTATCTGACCCGTATCAACAAATCGCATTAGTAATTTTACAAATTTTATTACAGAGCGAGCGGTCTCTATAAACCGTTCATTATATAAACCCCAGTCTGGTGCACTGGGTACTATTCAAGAAGAAGGTGTTGCAAACCTTACGGCACAAATTACCAACTTTGAGGAGCAGGATGCTGGTTGGACCACATCTATTGGCGCAGGTTGGGATTCTACAATGAATTTGAGTAGCACTTCTGATGCTTCTCTTGGTTCATTTTTAGGAAGACCTACCCGTATCAAAGAGTATCAGTGGTCCGTTGGTCAACCTTTCTTTGAGCGCTTTAATCCATGGGA